TCAGGGATTTGTTTAACACCGAATGTTACGTAGGGATTGTAACAAGCTTTGAGAAAGCCTAGAAAAACTTGGCTATTAATGCTGCCTAGGACACTTGCCTCTAATGCTTGTTTGATAACATCTTCCTTATGCAGGCGGCTATCTGATTCGTTTAGTTTATTAATCCAACTTGCACTCATTCTGTAACTCCAAAATCTTTTTTAGCCTGTTCCCAAACTTTACGGGGATTCATTACACACCAAGCACCAATAATAAACGGTGCTATAATTATAAGCAACAATTTCTTATACCATGGCATCATTCTTCAACTCCGAAATGTTCTTTAATCTGCTCACCAATCATTCGACCTGTCCAAGCAGGATGATCCTCACAAGTCTGCAACATTTCTGCCACAATCAACTCGGCGAAACTCTCTAATGCCAGCATATCTTCCCTAGGAAACCCACCTGGGTGTGGTGCCCTGAGGCGTTCAACATCAAATCCTGCTTGAGAAGCAAGGGAATCTAACTTTAGTGTGTTCATATTTTATCCTGAGAATGGCCACGCACTTGTTGCTACAAAAGGTGGACGGGGCTTAAGTTCTACTGTTTCAATACTCTCATTATACACGTCCTCGTCAATTTTGTCAACAGTAAACGGACCCAAAATAGTAATAGTATCTTCTTCTACTTCCCAATCGCTATAGTCATATAACCAGGCCGCGCCACAACGTTCAAACTTGTCATTTGGGTCACCTTCATACCATAGATTTTCAATTTGTTCCTTTTCTTCATCAGTAAAGGATTCATCAAATTCAAACCAACAAGAACACATATCATCAAGTTCACACCCCCAACCAATGGTAGGATCAACACAATGATATTTGTCATCACTATAGGGCAACTCGGATTCATCTTCTACAAACCCTTGTCCCCAACGATACATTTCAGTAACACTCCAACTACGGACATTGCCTTGTTCATCTTTACTATAAACATCATAGTATGCTTCAACAGATTTTTTATCTACGGGTTTGATGCGATATAAGATAGCCATTATTTTGCCTTACGTTTATTACATTCTTCAGTTACTTCGTTGGGTACATGTTCATATGTATCTAGTTTAGAACATTGATACTCTAGTACAACATAATCAGGATCGTCTGTACCCTCTCGTACAAACCAAACCATTCCTACTATTACTAGTATTGTTATAATTATTGTTTTAATGACTTCCATGACATTGGTCCTTAAGTAGTATGCTATTTATTAGTTACTACTCGCTATCTTTCATAATAACAGAATCAATTTTTGTTGTCAATTTATCTACATCTAAATCATGTGCAAGATAACCCTCATATAGACAGTTATCATAACCTACACTTGGTGCTTCTTCGGGTCCTTTACTATTCATAATATAAGCCATAGCAATAGAACCATCATCTAATACTACGTTAATTTTATTGTAGTAGTAAGGGTAACCTTCTAATCTATCTAATGCACGTTCACACTCGGGTGTAATTTTCCATAACACACCTTCCATTGCACTACCAGGAACAAGGTCAATATCCGCATGGTATCTAAACCTTAACTCAAAGTTAGGCAATACGCAACGACCGAGACTGACTGCGTTTGGGCAACGATTAGTCATCTCGGCAACGTTTGTATTCATACCATAAGCAAAATAGTACTCGTTCATTACCAGCTACTGTTATAAAATACTTTCAATCCTAAGAACACTTCTGCCTTAGCGTTGTTTACAAACTCAAGGTCTTGTTCATAGTAATGATTGTCTGCCGGACTACCAAAGAAGAAACCTTCAGTATCTGGCAGTTTACCGTTACGAATAGCACGTTCAAGGTTATCTAAGTCATCCCATGTTAGTTCAAGTTCAATGCCGTTGAATATAGGCCAACCAACACTCTGCCTTGGACGACCTTTACTAACCCAAAGTTGTTCCATCCAACCATGCAAGTTAGGATGCTTACGCCAATACGCAAGTTCGTGCGGTTTGGTAACTGTATCACTTTCAAAATCATTTGTTGTTCCGTCAAACTCTGCGGTTTCGTAGAATTCATTGTATTGCCCTCTTTTTTTAGCAACATAAGCATACATATCTAGTCCCATAATATCCTCCACCTTTTTACGTTTATATTTCACTTAGCTTGTTCAACAGTTACCTGTTTAACTTTTTCTACACTATTATCTGCCATTTTAGCAATACCGCTAAAGCCTACAGTTGATACAACAATACCAAGAATAAAGCCTACTAATAATTTTGTCATACTTCTTCCTCTAAAACATTAGTCATTTGTTGAACCATATCGCACATACTACTAAAACAAGTTGGGCAAAACGATACCGGGATCATTCCAAAGTATCCTTGTACTCCACCTTCATCATCAGTATATGTACAACTACATACATTACATTTGTTTTCTTCCATTGTCAAATCTCCGGAAATTCTAATTTTTGCCAATCTTCAGCATACTCTGTTTTTAAAACAGTTGCCGCATCCGTATAGCCATGATTGACTAATGTTTGAATACACTTTTCTACAATCAAACTAGCAAATGTATCAGGATCAAAATCATATGTATATGTAGAACGATTACCTTCACCGTCTACTTCAACATAACCTTTGGCTTCTTTAAAAAGTTTTTCAATATCTTTATTCATCACTCATCTCCTCAACTCCAAAATGTATTAACAAATCTCTACCTAACAACGGACCATGTTCCCACACACTACGGGCATAACGGTCACACTCTCTAACAATCAGTTCTGCAAACTTCTCACTATCAAACCGATCAACCATATAACTGTTAAAAGCAGTAGTACCGCGTTGTTCACGCACGATACATTGTGCCTTCAATTCATTAATCAATTCTGTATTCATTATTTTACCTTATTACGACATTCTAACTCATTTGTAGCAGATGCCAAATGAGGATCACCGTATATTACGCCGGCTAGTGTATAAGCGGCTTTGTTCTCTTTAACACATTTTTTAATCAGTTGCTGACGTTGTTGTTCTGCCTTGCTTGGTAGCATTGCATAAACAATTCCGCATCCTAAAGTAATACTAATACAGCCTATAACAAATACAAGTTTAATCAAGTTCATACAATCACCTTTACACGATTAAGTTGGGTTGTAGTATCACGTTGCGCTTTAACAGTGCCGTAAATGTCAAACATCTTACCAATTGGCAATTCACTTTTATAAGCAAAAAACACTACTTGGTCATCACTTGTGATACCAGTAACATAATGTGTCATCCACTTTTGTGAATAAACACATTTCAATACTTCAATAGCGGCTGATACTTTATTACCTACTGCACCGATGAAACCACCTTGTGCAAAACTGATACGCTGGTCTATTGACTGACGTACAACACCACGTTCATAGCATGATGGCAAACTAGCAATGACTGCCACATCATATGCGCTAGTGATAACATCACGATTGGCAATCAACATAACGGTGTTGTCAAACTCACTCAACCGTTTGCCTTGCAAGATTTTGAAAGTATATGCTTGATAGAAAGCACGAACTTTTTTACCTTGCTCACGATCCTCATCAGTGATATTGAAAGTATCAACCAACAAACTCTCAATAATCTGGCGATTAGATAATTTGTTTGCTTGAGTATCGGATTCGGACAACATACTAAATTTAACATAAGAACCATTGATACGTTGTGCCTGACATGCCGCACTCCATACATCATCTGCATTGAAATTAAACACAACTTTTTTAGTGTTAGTCCTTGCACGATATTTAGGAGTAGCATCATCAGCGTGGCCTAATCGTTGAATTTGACGATTGGTCATATATGATACATTAGCAAATCCTGGCATCATTCTCTCCTTAAGCAATTTCAGAATCGTATTCGTAAAATGTAACTGACGGGTCTAATTTTTTCAATTGTTTAGCGGCACTCATCAATTCCTTGTAACGTGCTTGAACCACGTTACGTGGAAGTTCACCATCGCAAGTCAACATTTCAGGGCTCAAATCACTGTCAATTGAATCGGCAATCTTTTGACGGTCACTGGCATTTTGCAGGCTGAGTTCCTTGCCACCAAAGAGAGTAGCAAAAGAGTTTTTACGATCCAGATATGTTGTTAGTGCTGACATTTTGTTTCCTTTATTTAACTGTTTAAGATTCTATTATATACCCAAAACCATTTATTGTCAACTTTAGGAGCCAGTTGATACAAACAAGATTTCGGGACTGATCGAACTTTGTTTAAAAGCCTCGATAAAAATATGATGGTTGTCACCGCTTTCACGGATGAGAGTGTCAGCCGCAATGTACAATGATTTCCAAGTAGTACCGTTGATTGCAACCTCGTGATCGCCGGAGCCATAAGCACGATAGATCACCTTTGTAGCACCCACAAAAGGATGAACTTCATTAAGATTGTCAACCTCGTAGATTGACCAAACGGATGACAAACCCAACTCACTACGGGCAGTGTCAAAATAGGCAAACTTTGTATCAAAATCTTGGTCTGTCAATGTAGTCATTTGTTGTCCTTTATCTAACTGTCTAAGATTCTATTATAGCAGAATACCCATTTATTGTCAAATTTCTGCGGCTAATCTTTGTTGCGTTTTTGCAACATTATCCTGAACTAACTGCTCAAATCCTGCTTTGGATACTGGGTAACCCTGCGCTTTCAGCATCTTTTTAATATGGGGTTGAATAAAACCCTTAGAACCAACGATTTCAAGGGGAGCCTCACCCTTTTCTAAGCGACCAAAGTATTCCTCAACAGTAAAGTTCTTTGTAAGGAATGTAAGGAAACTTGCTTTAGTACCACGGACATACTTGAAGCGGGCTACGAATTTACTAGTCCCTTCGGGTGTAAAATAGTTCACATATTCTGTACCAGAAAAACGATCTTTGCTAAACTTAGTCATTTTGAGTCCTTTAGTTAACTGTCTATGTATGTATTATATACCCAAATCCATTTATTGTCAAATTTTGGCGAATTCCGGGACAACTTCTTCACGTGCGGCCAAGATGATATCACGGACACGTTCACGGTCTATACTATCTCCATAGAATTCCTCACCTTCAGGTAGACGGATTTTATATAGTTGGGTAGCTAAACTGATTTGGGTACTAGTGAAGCCCTCAGGATAAACTCCATTTGGACCATAGAAATCAAGCATATATTGTGTGAAATTCATACTAGCTCCTTTGACTGAATAAGACTCTATTATAGACCCAAAATGATTTATTGTCAACCTTTTATTTCATCGTGTAACCATTGTGTGCATTGCTATTGTACGGAGTAATTCCGGTATTATCACTTGTAGGTACAAACCAAACAGTCCATGGACTAGCATAATCCCTACCTAAACTTGTATTTCTTAAAACAGTGCTTACATTCGTGGTGAGATTATATTTTTGTACATAGGTACCATCATAAAATCCTGCAGTTGGTTTAGACCTATCACCGGTCTTGTTTATGTACAGAATTCTATTTGCACCTTCTATAACGAATGTAAAATCCAATGCAAAGCCATACCCTAAATCAGATGGAATAAAATTACTTGGTTTATTTAAAAAGTAGTTATTTCCATTGTTTAGATTTAAAGTAGCACCCAATCCATTTTCATAGTGGTAGCCAATTAATAAATCTAGTTTTCCATCTAGATTTACATCAATAAGTTCAACAGCAAATGGACCATAATCCAAAGTGTTTGTTTTACTTGCTAACAATCCATCATTTGATTCTGAGTAATATCTATCAGAAGTATCCAGAATAAATTCACCATTTTTATTGTTAAGAAGTATGTTTATTCCTTTATTCCCCAACTTATATCGTGGACCCCAATTACCATCACCAACAATCAAATCAGGATAACCATCACCGTTTAAATCAGCCGCAGTTGCACTGTGCAAATATCCAGAGAAGTTTGTTTTCTTAGATTTATATTTACCATCTGCTTGTGAAAGAATGATTAGTCCACTCTCACCTGGATAAGGATCATAGTCCCAGCCATGACAGGCAACATAAATATCTGGCTTACCATCTTGATTGAAATCGGATACGACACCTTTACGTGGATGTAAACAGCTTTCGGAATCACTAGTTAACAAGTTGATTTTATTCCAGCCACCAAATCCATCTTGTTCATAAAACTGTAGTGTTGCATTAACTAGATTATCTTTTGTATATTGCATTGTTGCAGTGAACAGATCCAGATTACCTTTGTTATTGAAGTTAGCTAATCCATAAGCTAATGGCAGAGGAAAAGTTGGGAAATTAATTTGTCCATACCCAGTATTCTTCATATTCTCATATGAAGTTGGGAATACTTTGGTTGGTGCTTTTACATACTTAGCAACAGGAACGGGTAGAGGATTAGGAGCAGGTGAACCACCTCCACACCCTTGCAATGTAATCGTAAATAACAAAGACAACATCAATCGCATAGTAACACCTAAATGAATATAATCAATGTGTATTGTATAGCCAAACTGATTTATTGTCAACCGTAAAAAAGCCCCATTAAATGGGGCCTTTTGATTACTACTATATTATTTTTTTGTAGTACTTTGATTAACAAAACCGTACATTTTTTCAGCAGTTTCAAGGATTTTGTCTAGACCAGGAAACTCTGGCATATTTACTTTGTTAACAATTTGTCCGGTTTTTTCATCACGTTCGGCACTTACTTCCCAGCCCATATATTTAGCATGATACTCTTGACCTACTAGGTCTTTAGCCATTGATAAGATATCGGTACGAATTTCGTAGCCATTTTTATTAAATTTAACTTCGGGTAGTTTTGGTGTATAGTCTGACATTATATTTCCTTAGTGTGTTAATGTTTATATAGTATATAACATTTTTTTAGGTTGTTCAAATCTTTCGGTAAAATGTCATTTCATTTTACTCGCTTTGTAGTCTTTGATAGACTGTATTGCCTCTAGTAGGCTGTTAAATAGTTGTTTAAGTGTGTTCATAGAAATCTCCAATCTGATTGTTTGCGATGGAACTCGTAGGTCAATCGCTCAATGTCGCCTGCGTCTTTTGGATTTCGGCTGACTATATATTTTTCTAACTCTGTTCCGTAGGTATCTGTAGAGAAACCTAGGAACACTAATAGCATTCCTAGAATTTTATTCATTACTTAGCCTTTGTAGATTTAGCAGATTTTGCAATGTTAAAAGCAGGAACCATTGCTTTAACTTGATCGCCCATTTCTGTGTAGAAATCTTTGCTTGTGAAAATCATACCCAAGCTCATCATAGATTGCATTCCTGCATCCGCGGCTTGTTTGGTATATTTTGATTGTGCATCAATGAATCCGTTTAATGCTGTTTTGATGCCTTCGTGTTGAACTGTCTGTTCTACGAATTTCTTTTTAAAGTCTGAAACGCCGTCAATAAAGGCGTAAGTTGCTGTGTTAAACATTTTATATCTCCTATGTGTGTGTTTAAAATTGGGTTTTTATGAAGAACCCGTAACTTCATATATATTTATGCCGGTTGATAGATTTCTCTATATTTTGACATAGCCATTTCTCTGGCTAGGAATAATCTTAATTGTACATAATCACTTAATTCCTCATCGTCATGTAAAGATGTTTCAATCTTTAATATGATACGACGGGAATTAACTAATATATCCTCATCACTAACTAGAACCTGATTAGGATCAAGTCCCCAGGTCCTAATTGCAATGAGTCTGTATGGATTACTTCTTAGGAGCTTCGGCTTTTTTATCGTCAGCTTTTGCTGGGGCTGGACTAGCAGGCTTTGCTTCACTTTTGGTGTCTGCCTTGGGAGCATCCTTTTTCTTAGCTAACTTCATGTCGGTAGCAGGTGCAGCCGTAGCTGGTGCTGTAGCAGCCGTAGCAGGTGTCGCTGGGGCTGTAGTTGCTTTTGCTGGCTCTGCGGCCATTGCTGTTGCTACTGACAATGTAGCGATTAGGGCGATTGCTAATGTTTTCATTTTAAGTTTCCTTTAAGTTAATGAAGTAGATTTTTGTATCTACATATATATAACGCGGCAGCTATATGTTCCGTTGACATAAATACATATTATGTTATATATATCTTATCAGGGAATTTACGACGGGCAAAACTACGAATATGCCAACACTCCTGACCAAATAGGTAAATCATTTAATAACGGATTTGCTTGTATGGTTGATGTTTGGCGAATAGACAATACACTTTGTGTGGGTCCAGAAGAAGCACCCATTCCAGTTACTGACAAATATCTGCAGGGTAATCGTTTTTGGATTAAATGCGGAAATCAGGAAACATATGATTGGTTTACTACACAATCACTAAGACAATATCCCAACTACTTCTATCAGCCTAATAGCATGGTCAATGCATTAACCAGTAGCAATAGGTTATGGACACCCGGAACTGTTCCGGTAAATGATACTAGTATTATTGTTCTTCCTGAGATACAGGATAGAGGTTTATTTAGTACAGTGCATTTAAGATGCTACGGAGTATGTAGCACCTTTTTAACCTTCATTAAACGTATGCGTAATGAAGGTGAATGGTATTAACCACCTCTACCCGTTCTACGAACAACGCTTGCACCTCCAAAACCTTTACTAGGCTTTGGGACTTTCTGTTCAGATTTTTTACCTGTTAACATTGGTGTATTTTTCTTTTTAGCTTCGTTAGCTAAATTAATGAATGGATTTGGGTTTTTCTTTTCTGTCATTTTTTTACCTTTATACTATCTAAATATTCATTTACATTCCCATACAAACTGACCATCATAGCTATTTTGCTATCATAAAATCTTATATAGGGAAAGCTTTTCTTTCCATCTTTATTTACCCCCATATAATAGGGGCACTTGATTTTTTTATTAAGCTCTAATATATAAGCATGATATTGAGTTTCTGGTTGTAATTTTAACTCATATTGATAAAATTCTATTTCTGCCATTCTGAATGCTAGGTCGCCTACATCAGTTAAACGTAATCCGTCTTGGCGCCCAGTCATCCACCACTTGAATAGTAGCTTATCTACTGGGATAGTTTTATCTTGTTTTAGGGAATCAGGAATTTGAGCCAATACAACTTCTGTAATAGTTTCTTTAAGGGTCTTGCGTTTATTCATCTGGGTAGACAACTCTACCTGAATTCATAAACACTACAGTAAACTTATCTGTTTTAAATTGTAGATTTAGTTTGCGACATAGATTACGTGCATGTCCTGGATTACTAAAACTAGTTTTTTTATACTTTGGTGTCGCTTCGCTATCTAAATAGTGCTGACTTTTTAGGTTAATAGGTTGCCCTTCATAGAACACAGCCCATATGCCAGAAGCTTCTACAATCTGGTCACATTTGTATGTTACTTTGTCTACTAGTTCAATTAAGACTTTAGGTTGTGTCCTAGACATTAAAATCTACCACCGTTTAATTCTATTTGAAATACAGGTTCTGCTACAACCTTATTTTGTGATAACTCATAGTTGTCAATAATTAATTTACTCAATTCATCACGCAATATCCGAGCCTCGCTGATAGGGATTACAACATCCTTCCCCTGTTTGCTCTCCATAATGGATACTTTGTCTATAAATCGTTTTATATGTAACATCAACTATTTATCGTTTTTTTAGCCTCAATTTCAGTTTTATAAGGTCCTTGATAAGGATAACGCTGAATAAAGATATATTTAGGGCAAAAAACTGTTTCTTTCTCACTACCTTGTTGAATTACAAACCAACCGGCTGCATGATAGCATTTACTTTTGGGCCCTGTAGTAAACAAATGTAATTTACGTTTGATATCTAACATGCTATTAAAGACTTTTCCTGTTGTGGGGTATACCTTAAAGGGCAAGTCATGTGTAGTTTTATCTACTTTTTGTACAGTTTCGAATTCAATATTTGTCTTACGTTTGATGGCTGAAGTGTTTTTGTAATGGCTTTTATTACCATGCAATTTTACTTCAAATCCTGAACCGTCAGCTAATACGTTACCTACTTTTTCTTTTCCATTAGTAACTATCCAAAATTGATTTTTAACTACGGGTTTTGCAATTAATGTTTTTGTCATATGTGTTTCCTCTGTGTAAGTATACTATGTTTAAATGTACATGTCAACCTTTGTACCTAAATTATATAGATATTGGTACTCTTGGTATTCTCGGGTAAGTTTTAATGATTCATACCGTTTAATTTCTTCAACATGTTGTTGGAAATCTCTGTCTTGGTCTAATCGTCTTGTTGATTGTGCTTTTACTATCTTTTCTTTTTCTATATCTTTTGCTGTAGCAATATCTCGGACTTTTGACAATTCCATAGCATCCTTTAACATATTATACCGCAAGGTATAATTAAGCAAGGGAGTAGGAGTAGATATTTTATTCATTCAATTCCGAAATGTTTTTTAATTGCTTTCTTTGCTTCTATGATACTACATGCATGTTGTGATTGGTCAAATGTAGTATGTACATGCGATTTCCCAGTATTATCAAGTGCTAATACACATTCCTCAATTAATAATTGTGCCAGTAAACCTACTGCAAATCCATCATCAGTAATACATTTTTCAGCAAGTTCTTTAAGTTTTTCATTATCCATGTTTATCCTTTATTTAAATAGTTTTATATCCTTGTGTTTTACAATTATAACACGATGTATATTATCTTTATATTTAATGGGCAAATCCAAACACACACTAATTCTAGGTCCTTCAACCTCATTAATTAGTGTGTCATTACCCACAGTACCAACGAATGGAATCTTGTTCCATTTACAATAACACGATCACCTATATTATATTTACCAGAGTATCGGTTTGCTTTAAAATATTCTGCTAAACTTGCCATTATAGCATAAACTGTTTTAATAAATTACTTGCCAAAGACAAGTCCTCTACTAGTGGTTCATCTAGCATTTTACGATATTCTACAATGATTTCCATAGCATACGCCTGATCCTCATCATCCAATGAGTACCACCACTTATGCAATTCTTCTGGTGTTTTGTTTAAAATGTATTGTAAGTTGTTGTAATCTCTATTCATTTTATTCTCCTAGTTTTTCCCAAATGTATTCAGATTCTTTCATATATGCTACTGGTTTAAGCCAGCCACGGCTAATACATTTTTCAATAATTAACATATATTCTTTTGGACAATCTTTTGTGATTTCCATTGCGGCACGTGTAGCAATAGTTATACCATCCTCAATAATGAAGTCAGGATCTTTATTATGTATCT